TTTATGGCGAACATCGCCGCATAAAAAAGAGATAGCCCGACTGCAAACCACAATTTCCGGCCGGCTTTCTTGAAGTTCATGCCAGCCACCGCTTGTACTTGGCGCTGCGCACCAGCACCACATCGCGCACGTGGTGCCGGTTGATATCGCAAGCGCTGCGCTGGCCATACAAAGCCGATCGGCTTTTGAGGCAATGCAGTTCAACGTGGTTAAACCAGCGCTGCGGGTTGCAGCCAGCACTCAGCCCACAGGCGCGGCGTTCGTTTTGGACACCGCCCATGCCGCCGTTGTAGCCGGCATCGGCAAAGTTCAAACGCTCCATCGGGTCGGCCACCATGCGCAGCGCCTTGAAGTTGTCCAGGCTTTTCAGCACCACGGCACGCAGCTGGTAATCCGGCCGCTGGTAAGCGTTGCTCCAGCTCCAGCCGCCCAGCGCCGGGTGCGCCGATCGCATCTCAGCCAGGGCGTCAAAGCGCAAGCCGCCGTCTTTGCGGTAAGCACGGGTGATTTGGCCAAAGCCTGCGCCTTCCTCGCGCTTTGTTTTCAGCTGCGCGGCCGGGCTCCAGCATGAGCGAACGCGTGGGCAGGCAGATTCGTGGTCAACCAAACCGCCCAGCTGCTCAGGCGCGGGGTGTTGCGGCCAGTATTTGACCTGCTCGGCCTTCAGCACTGGCAAATATGGCAGCGCCTGCTTGGGCACTTCCTGCGCGTTAACCACCCCAACAAACAAATAAACCAAGCCAAAAAAAATGATGCCTTTGTAAATCAAAGCCCGACCGGCTCCCTCTGGCGTCTCCTTAGCCTTTTGCAGCATGGCTTGCGTGTCGCCCTCCGGGTAATCGTTCCATGCCTTTGTAGCCCAATAGACAAATGCCAATACCACCAAGCCGCGAGAGATACGCAGCGCCCATGTGATCTCATCCGCCCCGAATGGCAGAGCGTAAATAAAACCGTAATCCGGGTTGGTTGACAGCAAGGCAATCAGCGTGAGTATCGCGCCGCCAAAGATGAATTTATATCTAAATCTCATAAATAACTCCTTTAGTCTTTGAAAAATTCATCGGTTACGTCGCGTGCGCCCGGCATCGACATGGCAATCGCCCAAAACTTGGCCGGTGGGTATTGCTTTGACTCTTGAATGAACGGCTCACCCGTGGCGTTGTTGCAAAAGTACTTGCCCGTTTGGCCAGTCACGAAAAAGATGATGGAGCCCACCGCGCCAAGCCAGTCGTATTGGCAACCCAGCCGAGCCAAGAACCACGCGCAAGCAATAGCCACATCCCACAACGGCACGTCGGCCGCAATCCAGTTGCCCTTGGTCAAGGCAATGTTTTCTTTGATGCGTACGCCTTTGTCACGCGCCGAGCTGCTCGCGATCGTGCAGCTCTTGTAGTTGTTGCCAGCTAACACCGATTCCGTGTGCGTCACCCGCTTGTAAGCGCCACGCTGCCCCGCCCGCGTCAGCGCCCAGCCAAGGCGCACGGGTAGCGTGTCCTTGTCGTGGTTGCCGATGTAGCCGAGGATGATCATCTTTAAGCGCCGTAAATGACAGGCCAACCGCCTGTGAAGCTATAAGCAGCCGGATCAGCGCTCGCCTCCATTGCCGCCTTGTGCACCTCACAAGCCGTAAATATTGCGATATCAGAGGCCGCCGCCGTGCCAAAGATTTGACCGGCCAGCGTCTGTGTCATCACGACAAACGAGCCGTCCATCGTCTTCCACGGCGTGTTGGCCGGCATGTTCGCGCCCAGCATCACCAGCCCCATTTGCTGGGTGCGGCTGAACGTGTCGGAGTGGTACCACTTCGTGCCGACTTTGTAGCCGCCGGTTTGGATGCGACGGTCGCGCTCTACTTTGATGCGATTCCACGCCAAAGAGATAGCGGACGGCTGTGCAGCCAAAAATGCCACTACCAGCGGGTCAGTCGCGTCCAGAAATGTAGGGCGGCGGTCTTCATGAACCGCCATTAAAGCAATGTACTCGTCTGAATCTTCCGCAACGGCACGGTAACCTAAAAATGCATCTGCTAAATATTTCATAAATTTAAGCCTTAATCGATGTATGAAAGGGAGTGCATCGCGCTAATTTGTCCGCAGTTACTGCCGGTTGCGATGAAAGTGAGAACGTCGTTTTCAGCTACTGCGTGAATGGCTGATGTGGTCACATCCATACCCTCTACAACGCTAACGCGTGCGTTAGTCATATAACGGGTAGGACCGCCATTTTTATAAATGGCGCACTGCAAATAAGAACCGCCACCCCCGCCGAGGGCTGACGTGTAAAAATGCGCAGAAATCGTTCCAGCGCGGTGCGCGGTGTAGGTAAAAATTGTGACGGTTTGGTTGCCGTTGGCAGTGGTGTAGGCGATGTCCGCGAGCTTGTAACGGTTCGCCACCACACGCCACGTGTTATCTAGGTACATCCAAACCTCGCCCAACGCACTCTTGTACACGTTGTACGGCAATGCCAAGGTCGGTGCGGCAATGTTCATTGGCGCCATTGATGGACCGCCGTTCGGGCATACTGCTGCGCTGAAGCGGATGCCTTTATTAAAAACGTAGGTGTCAAACTCGTTTTTGAGCAAATACGCGGCCAAATCAGTATCCAGCGCGTACTGGTTCAACACGCCAGAAATGATGTAATCGTTTAAATAAGCCAACAATTCGTCAGCGGTGTAGCCCCATCGAATCCACTTTGTTGGGTCAGTACCGGGCTCAATATCAGCGTTGGCGACCTTGCTTTTCCACGTTGTGCCGCCGTGCTGCACATAGGCGTGCGCAGGGTATTCGTTACCCGCCCCTGGCCGCCAAGGCGTCACATTGCGCATACGCTGGTAGTGTGTTCGATTCGCCAATGCGATCGGCGCTTTGTTGTCCGGGCCATCTACCCCGCCCAGAACCGGGTCGGTTACCGCCAAAAGGTAGACGCCTTCTGGGTAGTGGTCGTTCGTTTGTGCAATATCAGTCATGGGGAAATAGCTCCAAAATCAATAAGTACCGTAGGTGTAAGAGCCGTCGCGGGTTGCCACAGCGTTATGAATCAGCACGCCAGTGCCGGCTTCCAAGCTCCATAGATGGCAGCGGGCCGGTGCCCAACGCTCCAGCAGCGCCCGAGCCTTTGTGGCCATAGCCACAGTCATAATCACGTTGACGATCACGCGGTAGATCGCCCAATCGCGCTGCCGGCCGTCATAAACGACAAAGCTGTCGCGGGTGTAGGTGCCGTCGTGCAGCTTGCCGCCACGGCCTTCTTGAATCACCACTTCGCCCAGCTGCAGCAGTCTAAAAATCTCGCGGATAGCGTGCGGTGTGCCTTTGAGGCGTTTTAGCGCGATGGCCTCTTTCAGGTATTCGCGCTTCTTGGCTTCGGAGTCGGCCAGTTCCCAGCCCAAATCACCCAGCACGTTGAACTGCTCGGCCAAGTGCGGCAAGGCGCTGGCTTCGACATGGTCAAAGTCATACACCACGATAGGCCGCAGCGGTAGCTTGCTGGTGGTGGCGTTCAGCGCTTCTTGTGCCCTGAAGTTCAGGTCACGGCGCAGCGGCGGTGGCAAAAGCGAAGGTTTAACGAAAGTCGTCATCCTTGCACCTCACCCACCACAGTAATCGTCACGGCCGTGCATTGTGGCCACTCGTTTTTCTCCAGCACCAAGGGCGCGGCGGGCGACACCACGGCCACGCGGTACACGCCGTACACGTCCATAGCGCTCTCAATCTGGCTCGGTACCACGTCCACACCCAATTTACCGGTAACTCGCGCCAAATAGGCGTTTGCGGCCTTGGTGGCGAGGTCTTGGGCGATGGCCACATCCGCGCCGCTATACAGCGTGAGCTGCACAGTCAAGGCGAAGGGGCGAACGACGGGTGTGTTGCTGGTCACGGTATCGCACAGCGGACGTACACGCTCGCCATTGCAGGCGGCCAGCACTTGGCCCAGCACGGCCGCGCTGGGCAAGCCAGTACGCGTGAGCGGGTAAATGGCGACCTCGCCCGGCGTGGGGCTGATCACCTCAACGTCGATGATGTCGGCGTTTGCGCCCAGTGAAAAGAACTTGTACGCCTCAATACTTCCGGCGTTGCTGAACTGCTCCGGTGCCAGCACAATGCGCTGTTTCAGCCGGTCGTCGTTCTCAGCGTCTGCGCCGGCGCTGGTCGTGTTGGTGTTGGTCACGCTGGTCACTTGCAGGCCAGGTGTGGCGCTTTGCAGCTTGTTAATTTGGCCGGCCACAAAGCCATTACCCTTCGCGCCCACGGTTTGGCAGGTGGCTGGCACGTCATAGGTCAAACTACCGGCGGGCACGGTGGCCGCGTTGGTGGTCGCAAACATCAAGGAGGTAGTCGCACCGCCACCACCTGCCGCCACGGCCGTGCCGGCTGCAATGGCGGTATTGACCAGCGGCGCAGCGCTAAAAGTGAAACGCAGCGTACACAGGGCAGGCGCGGCACTCAAGCGCGGCACACCGATGTTTTCGCCCAGGTAATCCAATATCGGGGCGCGGCTGTAGCGCACCAGGTTGAGCTTGGCGGCGTCTTGAATCGCCTCGCGCATCAGCTTGTCGCGGTAGGCGATCACGTTCACCAGCAGGCGTTCGGCCTGTGCTGGGTACAGGGTCAGGCCAGTCAATTCCTCGTACAGGCGCACCAGGTCGCGGGTGATCGCGTCGGCGTCACGGTCGACAAAGTTTGGCTCTGGCAGGGTGCGGTCTAATAAACTCATTGCACCACTCCGGCCAGCGTCGATGTCAGGTCACTCAGCGAGATATTGCTTGAGTAAATTTGCTCAGCCACACCTTGCGCAAAGCGCCAGTCCAGCAGCAGCAGCTTGTGCGACATGTTGATCTCATCCACCTGCAGCAGCTGCACGCGCACCAGCTCAATGCGGGGCTCCCAGCGCTTGATGGCGTCGGCCACCTCGCGCACGATGTGCGGGCGGGCGATGTTGACGGGTGAATCAATCCACTTGTACCAGTCGCAGCCAAACAGCGGCCGGTGGACGTCGCTACCCTTGGGGGTGAGGAAAATGATGTGCAGGCATTGGTTGATATCGTCTGCGTCCGTGACCAACGTACCAAGGCGGTTACCCAGCAAGCCCGATGTATTTGGGTTCAGCAAAGCCGTGCTGAGCGCACATTGCGCAAAGCGGGTGCTTAAGCTGTCTAAGTTACTGGCAATTTGGGGCATAGGGCTATGTTGCCCTTGACCCTGCTTTACTGACAGTAAAGCGCTTTAGATAATCCCCAGTCTCAGTCGGGAGTTTTAGGAAAGAACCACGCCCTGGGCGGTCACCGTGCCAACAGCCACGATCGCGCCGCCAGCGGTCACATTACCGGCCACTGACAGCGTGCTTTGTGCAGTGATAGCACCTGTCACCTTCAGCGCGTGCAAACAATGCACCTCAGGCGTATCCAGCGTCACCTTGGGCGCTTTCAGGGTCACATTACCCGCGCTGTCCACAAACGATGTGCCGCCGACCTTGGCTAGCAAGTTGCCGGCCACATCCACATCCGCTTTGCCGCTGACTTTGGCGGTCAAATTCGCGCCCACCTCGATGATGGCGTCGCCGATGATCAGCGCGGTAAACAGCCCCGTCCTGCGGTTGTACGAAAACCAAGCGCCATCTTTGAAGGTGATGCCGTATTCGTCGGGGTCGTCGGTCGGAGGAATATCGACCTCCGAGTAGATCGCGCCCAAAATGCAGCCGTCCTCTAAGCGGTCATCCATCAGGCACTTGACCTGCTCACCAATA